ATAGACGAGATTACGTTGCTAATTATGGCGATGACGATCATTGTGGTTCAGTGCAGCGGGAACGGGTGTGTGCCCTTGAGATATGGTGTGAAGTGCTTGGCGGGGACAGGAAGAACCTGCAGAACGCAAAGGCTAGAGAGATTATTGACATCTTACAGTCAACGCCTGGATGGAACCCATACACAAAAGGGACAGGAAAGGCACGTTTTGGCAGGCTTTACGGCCCACAGAGAGCGTTTATAAAGGAAGGTACAGACCTCCTATCAATGTATAAACGAAATCATGGTAAGTAGGTGTGTCCAATTATTTGAGGTGTGTCCAATTATTTAATAGGCACGAATGTTCGTAAAAAATAAATATTCAAGCCTATACATCGATGAATTTTGATATAGTGCAATAATTGGACACACTAAACACGCTTGGACACACTAATCGGACACGGCTAAAAAGCAGATAACTGCTAATCTAAATAGTAAAGTGTATCTAGTGTGTCCAATTATTTATATAAAAATAAAAAAATAAATATATGAATAATTGGGTGTATATATATAAGCGTAAAAAACGCAAATACGCGTATATATATATGTTGGAAAAAAATTGGGCACTTTGGACACACCCCCCCCCATAAATCCAGTATTGGTGCGGGTTCATAGGCGTGTCCGAAGGTGTGTCCAATTATTAAATGAGAACGAGGTGAGAACGTGGAAAAAGACATCGAGCGATGGTTAGGAAATCAACTCAAAAAAATGGGGTGTATATATATGAAATTCGTGTCACCTGGAAATGATGGTGTGCCGGATCGGATTATTGTACTTCCTGGCGGTGGCGTCATATTCGTCGAGTTAAAGGATACAAACGGAAAGCTGATGGCTAACCAACGGGTACAGATTTCACGATTACGAAAGCAAGGCGCTTTAGTGTTCGTCGTATCAGGGATGTCTGATGCCAAGTTATTTGTTGAAGATATGGAAAGGGCGATACATGGACTTTCATCCACACGAGTACCAAAGCATTGCAATACAACGAATCATTGACAATACCCATTACGGCTTGTTACTGGATATGGGGTTAGGTAAAACCATATCTACCCTTATTGCGATTGACCGGCTTATGTATGATTACTTTGACATTACAAAAGTATTACTCATTGCACCTAAGAAGGTAGCAGAATCTACATGGGCCCAAGAATCGCAAAAATGGAGTGCTACAAGACGTTTAACGGTAGCTAAGGTGTTAGGTTCCGAGAAGGAACGCATACACGCCTTAGAGAGTGATTCTGACATTTATGTGATAAATCGTGAAAACGTGCAATGGTTATATGAGTACTACCATAAGAAAAAATCGTTCCCTTTCGATATGTTAGTTATCGATGAGAGTTCTTCGTTTAAGAACCCACAGGCTAAACGGTTTAAGGCAATTCGTAAACTCCGTCCACTGTTTAAGCGTATCGTCATTTTAACAGGTACACCGGCACCGAATACCTTACTTGATATTTGGGCGCAGATGTACCTACTAGATGGCGGTGAACGATTAGGTAAGACGATTACCGAATATCGTACCCGGTATTTTACACCGGACAAAACCAACGGGCACGTCGTGTATAGCTACCGACTACTGCCTGGTGGAGACAAAGCGATATTCAGCAAGATGCAGGATATCTGCATGAGCCTAAAAGCGAAAGATTATCTTACACTACCTGAACGTATTGAGAATGTCATTACAGTTGAGATGAACCCGAAAGAATGGGAACTCTATAAACAGATGGAACGTGAGCACGTACTTAGCTTAGCCAGTGATGACGACGTAAGTGCACTTAATGCGGCAGCGCTTGCCGGTAAATTGTTACAACTGGCGAATGGATCCATTTATAACGATGATGGTGAAATCGTAGTTGTCCATAACGAGAAGATAGAACGCTTGAAAGAGTTGGTAGAGACGAACGAAGGAAAACCGATGTTAGTGTTCTATAACTTCAAACATGACCTTCAGTCAATCAAAGAAGCGTTCCCAAAATCGGTCGAGCTAAAGACCGATGATGATGTAGCCGAGTGGAACAAAGGCAACATTCAAATGTTACTAGCACACCCCGCATCAGCGGGGTACGGCTTAAACCTACAAGCCGGTGGCAATATCATCGTATGGTATGGCTTAACTTGGAGCCTAGAGCAGTATCAACAAGCAAATGCAAGGCTTCATAGGCAAGGACAAACACAACCCGTGATTATTCATCATCTAGTCACTAAGGGCACAATGGACGAGCAAGTCATGAAAGCATTAGAACGTAAAGAAGCAGGGCAAGACGCCCTCTTAGAAGCTATTAAATATCGTAAAGAATTGTATAAGGAGTAGAACTATGCAAAAGAAATGTAGACGATGCGGAGACACATTCACAGTAAGAACACACGAGGATTATTGTCCGGAGTGTGAAAAAGTTATGACGCCACCTGGCGGAGGTGTTAGTAAAGAGCTAACCTGTGAAGGATGCGGGGTAACATTCGTTCACACAAAAGAAAAAGCGCAAGGCCGTTGGCCTAAATATTGCCCTGAGTGTCTTCCTAAATATTCGAAGGTACCTAAGAAGAAAGATGTGCAGACTATCGCTGAAAAGGTAGTGCAAACTATCGAGGAGCAGGAAGTTAAGACTGTCGAATTGCCTAAGAAAGAAGACGTCATCAATCATCCTTCACACTACACGCGAGGTAAGATTGAGGTTATTGACTTTATCGAGGATCAACAACTTCCGTATCATCTTGGCAATGTAATCAAGTACATCGCAAGAGCAGGGTATAAGGGTGACAAACTCGAAGACCTAAAAAAAGCGCGGTGGTACTTAGACCGTTACATCAATGAGGTGATGCAGCATGAGTGACTATAAGGAAACGGCTACAGCGTATCTACAAGATATCAAGTTGATAGCTATTCGTATTCAATCACTACGGCAGGATATTCGTAAACTGCAGTATGACATTATCACCTTATCAGCGATTGATTATTCCAAAGACCGAGTATCAGGGGGCGGTACTCCAGTAGGTCTTGAAGGTGATGTGGCGAGACTTGTAGATACAGTGGACGCCAAAAAACGGGAGATAGCAAAGCTTATAGCCAAAAGGGAAGAAGCTAGAGCTTTGATTGAACAGATAGAATGTATACCAGGGCGTATCATATTATCGCAAGAATACATTAATGGGGCTTTCCCTAAGAAAGTACAAGCGATGATATATTACGAAAAAAGCAGTTACTTCAATTTAAAAAATAAAGCGTTGAACGAATTAGGGGAACTCCTTTCATAGTGGAGTACTTTGGAGTGTTTTGGAGTGTTTTGGACTTAAATGAACCGACTTGACATAGTATAATGTAGTTGTGAAAGGTGTCATTAGTCATCTAGCACGAATCCTCTCTTATACACAACTCGGCAAAAAGCACGGTGATGACGACCGTGCTTTTTGTTGTATGTAGCATTGTAAATACAGGGGCCCGTATTTATGGTGTAGGCGATCGCGTAAGCTAAGGAGAGGGAATATGTAAAAATGAAATTTACCGCACAATGAAACCAGGGCGAGCCGAATTTGTCCACAGAATAATACTAAGCTTATACATTATGAGCTTGCCCTGTATCGTTGTACGCTGACATCTGATGACTAGAACTAGTAGTCCTCCAATAACTATATAGCCTAACAACAACCAACTATTCATCGGATTTGAGCGTACAAAGTATTAAGGTGAAAAGGTATGAGCACAGAAGTCAAATGTATTAAACGTAAATGCCTGAATAACAAGAACGGTGTTTGCACAGCAAAACTAATTGAATACGACGGCCTGTGTCAAACGTATATCACACATGACCATGCACACAAAAGTAATTGTGGATTATGCACTCGTTCGCACGGCCGATTTAAGAGAAACAGCCGTGATGTATTAAGATAGCCAGGAGGTGAGATAGTGGCTGCATTACAAAACAAACGACACGAAAAATTTTGTCACGAGTACATCAAGGATATGAATGCGACGCAAGCTGCTATTCGAACTGGTTACTCTAAGAATACAGCTAACAGAATAGGCAGTCGCTTGTTGTCAAATGTTGATATTAAAGCAAGGGTCGCTGAATTACGGGAAGCCTACTTCAATGAAAACATCATGACGGCTCAGCAAGTCGAGTATGAGTTAACAAGGATTGCCCTGGGGCTCTCAAATGAAAAACACGTCGTTATCGAAGGTACGGGAGACGGATACTCCGAAGCTCGCATCATCGATAAACCGCCTGACGAGAAGTCGAGACTTAAAGCCCTGGAGCTCATGGCCAAACGTCATAGAATACTCAGCGGTGATACAACTATCGATATTAAGCCTGTACTCATCGTAGGTGGTGACGATATTGCAGACTAATAGAGTGTACTTGCCGGATATCGTAGGCAAGGGATACGGAGCTTTTTGGCGGTTTAAAGGCCGTTATAAAGTAGTCAAGGGCAGTCGTGCCAGTAAGAAGTCCTCTACGCAGTCTCTAAAAGTCATTGTGGAGATAATGGAGAACCCCTGTATAAGTTGGCTGGTCGTTCGTAAGACAGAACGGACTTTGCGTGACAGTTGTTTCGCGCAACTCAAATGGGCTATGCGCCAGTTGAAGGTGGAGCGGTACTTCAAATGTTCCGTATCACCACTTGAGATAACGTATATTCCAACAGGTCAGAAGATTCTATTTCGTGGTCTCGATGATCCATTAAAGGTAACGTCCATTACTGTTGAAGTCGGTGCTTTGTGTCGACTATGGATTGAAGAAGCTTACGAGATTATGAGTGAAGACGCCTTCAACAAGCTGGATGAATCTATTCGTGGTCAGTTACCCGACGGGATGTATCACCAGGTAGTCTTAACTTTTAACCCGTGGTCCGAAAGGCACTGGTTAAAGAAACGCTTCTTCGATGAGCCTAGTGACAACGTGCTAGCCATGACTACGAATTACCTGTGTAATGAGTTCCTGAGTGAATCTGACTTAGTGTTATTCGAAGAGATGAAGAAGAACCCTAAGCGGTACCAAGTAGCAGGACTCGGCAACTGGGGCGTTGTTGAAGGACTGGTTTACGAAAACTGGAAAGAACAAGAATTTAGTGTTGATTATATTAGAGGTCAAACCGGTATCAAGTCCGCGTTTGGCCTTGATTTTGGTTATACGGTAGACCCTACAGCGCTAGTGTGCATGCTTGTTGATATGGAGAATAAGAAAATCTACATATTTGATGAGCTGTACGAAACAGGGCTTACGAATCAACAATTAGCATCTCGTATCATTGATATGGGCTACGCAAAAGAGAAGATTCGAGCCGATAGTGCGGAGCCTAAATCCATTGAGGAATTGTACCAGGCAGGGCTAAAAGGGATAACCAGGGCACGCAAAGGTAAAGACAGCATATTAAACGGTATTCAGAGGATACAAGACTACGAATTAATCGTTCATCCAAGATGCGTTAATGTGCTGCGTGAATTATCCACGTACCAATGGGCGAAGGATCGCTTTGGGAAATATACAGGGAAACCTGAAGACGAAAACAACCATGCTATGGATGCTATGCGGTATGGTTTGGAAGATATTAATGTAGAAAGGTGGTCGTTTGATTGATATTATCTCAGCTATGGGACCGCATCATAAAAGGTTCAGCGACTATGTCGGAACGGGAGTTCCTACAAGCACAGCTGCGTAATTTTCTAGGTAGCGAACAGCGTAAAACGATGTGTACCGCTATCGATTACTATGAAGGTAAACATGACATTTTGAATAAGCAACGATACGTTGTAGGTGAAGGCAATATCCGAATAGCCCTGCAGGGCGTTCCTAATAATCAGATTGTGGATAACCGATTTGATGATTTGGTAGACCAAAAAGTTAATTACTTATTGTCTAAGCCGTTGGATATTAACGCAGATGATGACGAGCTCGATAAGATGTTTGGTATTCAGTTCCAACGATTATTGAAGTCCGTTGGCAAGTTCGCAACGATGGCTGGTAAGGCGTATATTCACCCTTATATCGGTATTGATGGCTCGCTTAAGTTTAAGATGATGAAACCGCATCAGGTTTTACCATTTTGGGCAGATGAGGAACACACACAACTAGATGCGTTCCTTTACTTGTACGATATTGAGTACTACACAGGGCTAGAAACTAAGACTATTCACAAAGTGGAATACTACACACCGAACGGTATTCAGTATTACATATGGGATACTGAACGTTTACTTCCTGATCCTGATAAAGAAAATACTGCCAATTTTGCGATTGCCGATAAACCGTATAACTGGGAACGTATTCCTCTTATCATGTTCCGTGCGAATGAATTCGAGCAACCGCTTATCGTTAAGGTCAAGTCCTTGCAAGATGCACTTAACCGATTACTATCTAACTTCCAAGATAATATGGAAGAAGATATCCGCAGCACTATTTTGATTTTGCAGAACTATGACGGCGAAAATCTCGCTGAGTTCCGTCAAAATCTTGCTTCGTATGGCGCAATTAAGGTTCGCACAGTCGATGGTGTCAACGGGGATGTGAAAGCCTTAAAAATAGAGGTGAATAGCGACAACTACCAACTACTGATTAACATTTTGCGTAAAGCTATTATCGAAAACGGCCGAGGTTTTGATGCTAAGGACGATCGTATGGCCAACAATCCTAATCAGATGAACATCATGTCGATGTACTCTGATATTGATTTAGACGCCAATGAAATGGAGCTCGAATTCAAATCTAGCTTGCACGATTTGATGTGGTTCGTTAACACGTATCGAGGTTTAACTAACCAAGATACAGTTGAAGAAGTGGACTTCATCTTCAATCGTGACTTACCAATCAATGAAGGCGATACAATTAACAACTGTAAAAACTCCGTTGGTATTATCTCCAATGAAACCATTATCGCAAATCATCCGTGGACGACTGATGCTGCGGAAGAGCTTGCAAAAGTTAAAAAGGAACAGTCCGAAGTAACAGCAGATTTTGTTGTACCGAACGGCGGTGAGGCAGATGGCGAATGATTACTGGGAGAAACGGTATGAGCGGTTACTAGATGAATCGTTTCAAAAGGCCAGTTTGACCGATGATGAAATCAAAGCTAATTATGCCAGGGCGTTACGCAGGATAGAAAAGGCTATCAACGATTGGTATCGCCGGTTCGCCACAGAAAACGGACTTCAACTAGCCGAAGCAAGGAAACTACTGAACGCCTACGAGATGAAAGCCTTTAAAATGGATTTAGCTGAATTCAAAGCAGAAGCTAAGAAACTCGGCGTATCCGATGAACATCAACAAATGCTATCGAACGCATCCATTCGTGAGCGGTTAAGCCGTGAACAGATGCTGTATATCAATGTGGTTCACGAGCTCGAAATACTGGCTCAAAAGCAGAGTATTTCACTTAACGACTTATTGAAAGATGTGTATCAGTCCTCCGCGTATAAGTCCGCATACACAGTGCAGACGCAACGCGGAGAATACTCACCTATTAATACGATTGATAGTAAACGCGTTGAAAGTGTGGTTCACAGCCAATGGGCGAGTGATGGCAAGGACTTCAGTAGTAGGATTTGGGGTGATACAAGTAAGCTAGTAGCTAACTTGCAGAATGATTTCACCCAAGCCCTCATTATTGGGCAAGGGGCGGACACGATGGCAGATAATCTGCATAAGCGGATGAAGACATCATACAGTAACGCTAAGCGATTAATCGAAACAGAGACGGCACGGGTTCACGAGCAAGGGTTTCTTGATAGTATGAAAGGCCTAGATGTCGAGGAGTTAGAGATACTGGCTACACTCGATAGTCATACTTCTTCCATCTGCAGACATATGGATCGTAAACGTGTCCGAGTCGTCGACGCTAAACCAGGCGTTACCGTTCCGCCGTTCCATTGCTATTGCCGGTCTACTACAATTCCATATATTCCAGGGCTCGAAGGCACTCGAACAGGGAGAAATCAGAACGATAAAAGCACTGATTTTGACGGAGCGATTACCTACGAGGAATGGGAAAAAGAATATATCAATTAGCAGCGGAAACGCTGCTTTTTTATTGCCATTTTAGTATTGTTGGGCGAAAACTAACAAGACCGTAGCCGTGAGGTGTGGCTCACGAAAATAAAGCGAAATGGGTATTTTTTAAGGAGGTCACTATGACTAAGGAAGAATTGTTAGCACTAGGATTAACTGAGGAACAGACTGCTAAGGTCGTTGAAGACTACGGCAAGAATTATGTGTCTAAGGATCAATTCAATGCTAAGAATGAGGAACTCAAATCCGTTAAAGGGGAGCTCACGACTCTTAATAGCGAAATTGATAACCTCAAAAAATCTAATGCGGATAATGCGGAGCTTGCGAAACAAATTGAAACGATGAAAGCTGATGCGGAATCTCGTAAAGCTGAGTACGAGGGTAAAATCGCACAACTTGAAATCGACAATATTGTGAACGTAGCATTGTCCAACGCAAAAGCTAAAAACAACGTTGCAGTCCGTGCGCTATTGGATTTAACAGATGCAAAGGTGAAGGACGGCAAAATCAAAGGGTTAGATGAACAACTTGCTGAAGTTGCCAAAGCTAATCCTTATTTATTTGGGGAAGCGTCTGCCCCTAAAGGTGTAGCACCAGGTAACCCTGGAGGTAAAGCACCAAGTGGCGCAGTAACAAAAGAAGACTTCGCTAAAATGACGTACTCTCAACGGGCGGAGTTATTCGCAAACGATGTTGAACTTTACAATTCATTAACAGGAGGAAACGCTAATGAATAAACAATTCTCTTTTAATTTACAAACATTCGCAGCAGGTGTTACACAAGTTGCTAATGTAGTTAACCCTCAAGTAATGGCGGATATGGTGTCCGCGGGCTTACCAAAAGCTATTAAATTTACTCCAATCGCTAAAATCGATAGAACTTTGGCAGGTGTACCTGGTAACGAAATCACTATTCCAGCATGGGGCTACATCGGTGATGCGGAAGACATCGCAGAAGGCGTAGAAGTAACTGCAACTCAAATGTCCACATCCGTCGCTAAAGCTAAGGTTAAAAAAGCGATGAAACGCGTTGATATCACAGACGAAGCTAAATTGTCCGGTTATGGCGACCCAGTAGGCGAAGCTACTCATCAATTACGTTTGTCCTTGGCATCCAAAATCGACCAAGATGTAGTAACAGCCCTTGGCGGTGCTACTCTTGCAATAACAGATACTAAAGTTATTTCCTATGAAGGCGTCGTTAACGCAGTAGACAAATTGAACGAAGAAGACTACGTTGAAAAATATTTGTTCGTAGCACCTTCTCAAATTACTGCACTTCGTAAAGACGCTAACTTCATCGACAAAACAAAATACGGCAATGACGTTATGATGACTGGTGAAATCGGCATGATTGCGGGCTGTCGTGTTGTAACATCTCGCCGCATCAATGATACTGGCGCAACTATCGATAACTTCATCGTTGGTGTAACTGCAGAAGTAGAAGATGGTACACCTGTATTACCTGCAGTAACAATTTACCTTAAACGTGACGTTATGATTGAAGCTGATCGTGTTCCTGAAAAAGGTTTGGACAAAATCGTTGCTAACGAACACTACGTTGTTGCGTTGACTAACCAATCCAAAGTTGTAAAAGCTACATTCAAAAAATAGTAGGTGAATGATATGACCACGAAAGAGACAGTTTTACAAATTCTTGAATCGTGGCTCGGGTATGATGCAATTTCTGATATAAATATCATTGAGTATATGATTGATGCGGAAACACAACATATCCTCAATGATATCAATCAGAAAGAATTACCTAGCGAATTACAGCACGTTCTCGTACATCGTGTAATTGGCAGCTATATCACCACAAACAAAAATAAATTGATTGAAGCTGACGGAGAAATGGCGAGCTCCATTAAAATGGGCGATACTGAAGTTCAATTTAAAGGAACCGACAAGGCATCCCGGCTCCAAGAATTGGCCACCGCTTTGAGTGGATATGGAAGGGGTGACCTAGCATGCTTCCGACGGCTAAGATGGTAGACGCTGCTAGAAAGCAGTTAGAACGATTATACGATTGTACGTGTTATGTTATCTCCGAAGTGGATGCAATGGGCCCCGATACTGGAATCATGAGTAAAACTGCCAGTAGAGAGGGTCCTTTTGCTTGTAGAATTAGCTATAAAACTCTCTCTACAGGTCAAATCGCTGAGATTGCGAAATTTAGTACCACCACGGTACTTTTCATCGCTCCGGAGGTAATCATACCTAATGGGGCTCGAATCGAGCTTATAGGGCGAAATACGAAGCAACTTTTTCGCAGTGCCTCGATTTCTGCACGATATGACACCCATCAAGAGGTGCAACTCGAAAATTTAGAGGTGCATTGACATGGGTGTTGAATTTAACATGGATGAGTTTGCTGAATTTAATCGCAGCTTAGTAAAACTGAGCAAATCGGGCAGTCTTCAGAATTTCAACAAACAAGTCTTGAAGGAAATGGGTACCGTGTATGTGCGTGAAGCTAAATTGAATACACCAGTCGGAAAACGATCGGTTAAATTCATGCAAAATGGCCAAGTACAAACAAAGTACTTTGATAGCGAGCATACTCGCCAATCGTGGAGTGTTGGTAGATATCGACTGGATGATAGAACAGGACGGGTTGAGGTGTTTAACACGTCCTCTTACGCCTCGTTTCTTAATGATGGACATCGGCAAGAAGTTGGGAGATTTCTTCCGTGGATAGGCCAATCTAAAGGCGGAGTTATGCAAGGCGGTAGACTGAAAAAGCCTTGGGTAGATGGTGCGTACATGCACGAGAAAGCTGAAAAGGCACTCAGTAAAAACGCTAAACGTATTATGGAAATTACATTAAAGAAATGGATTGAAAAGCATGGTGGATTCTGATGTATTAACAGCTGTATCTAAAGCCGTACATACGGCACTCAACGTGCCAATATACCTAGAATTCAAAGAAAACAATATGACATTCCCGTGCGCATACATTAAGGTGATTGAGCCTAGTATGGGCAGACATGTCGGTGATCTTTACAATACTTCTTTGGATTTAGACATCATGTATTACGCCAATAATCTTGATGTGGTTACTGATACGCGAAAACTCATTGATATTCCTAGTGTGCTGTATCTGTTACTCGAATTTGTACAAGTTGGGGAACGTACAATTATGGGCACTGGCATGAAATATAAGATTTCAGACGGTGTGCTGCACTTCTTCGTAACGTATGAGAACATACTACGGAAAGTGGCCAAACCTATCGAACGTATGAAGCACATGGAATTAACGGAAAGGGTAAAAGATGGCAGATGAAAAAGAAACAGTCGAAGTAACGGCTGAACAACAATTTGATGCTTACGCTATCATTGCATCTGACAAATATAGACGGTATCGTGATTTACTTACGTGCCTTCTTAACGAAGATGAAATGTATACGGAAAGCGACATTGATAGAATTTTAAATCAGGCATTAACAACGCCTGTGAAAGGTTAGTGAAATATGGCATTAGGTGGTGGCACATTCTTATTCCACAATAAAGTATTGCCAGGTACTTATATTAACTTCGTATCCAAAGACCGAGCATATGCAGAAGTATCTGACCGCGGCTTTGGTGCGATGCTGCTCTCCTTTGATTGGGGCCCAAGTGGTGAAGTGTTCCGTGTAGATAACGACACATTCCAAAAGGATTGCCAAAAATACTTTGGTTATGACTACGGTCATGACAAAATGAAGGGCTTACGTGACTTGTTCCGTGGCTTGAAAACTGGTTACTTCTACCGCTTAAACTCTGATGGTGCGCAAGCTACAAGCACAATCGGCAAAGCAAAATATAAGGGTATTCGTGGTAACGATTTGGGCGTATCTGTTCAAGCTGATCCAGATAACACAGGTAAATTTATCGTAACTACTTACCTCACTACAGGTGATGTTCGTAAAGCAGTAGATATTCAAAAGAACTTGAAGAATGCGACAGAACTGCAAGATAACGATTACATCGTATTCACTAAAACTGGCACATTAACTACTACAGCTTATACTGCACTATCCGGTGGTACTAACGGCTCCACAATCACCGTTAATAACTACCAAGACGGCATTGATATGCTTGAACCTTACTACTTCAATACGTTGGGTTACGCTGGTGCGGACGACACAATTAAGAACTTGCTTATTGCATTTACTAAACGTTGTCGTGAACAAAGCGGTGCTAAATTCCAATTAGTGATTCATGGTAAGACTAAAGTCAACTATGAAGGTGTTATCTCCATCCTTAATGACGTAACCGATGAAGACGCTGAAAAAGGCTCCTTGGTGTACTGGACATTAGGTCAAGAAGCATCCTGTAATATCAATGCTACTGTAGGCAATATGATCTATGATGGCGAATACACTGTAAACGTTAAATACAAACAGTTCGAACTTGAGCAAGCTATCAAAGATGGTATGTTTATGTTCCACAATGTTACTGACTCCGTTGGTGGTAATATCCAAGGCGACGTACGTGTATTGAAAGACATCAACACATTTACTGAATTCAGTAAAGCTAAAAACCGCGACTTCTCTCTTAACCAAGTCATTCGAGTATTGGATAACTGGGCAGTTGACGGCGCAAGATTGTTCAATAAAACACATCTTGATAAATCCCCTAATGACCAAGCTGGTCGTGAGTCCTTATGGGGCGACCTTGTATATCTTGCTGAGCAGTACCAAAAAGTACGTGCTATCCAAAACTTCGATGATAAGGATATCCCAGTACCTACGCAAGGCGATAACAAGGAAGATGTATTGGTTAACGTACAATTACAGCCAACTGTGGCTATGGAAAAATTGTACATGACTGTTGTAGTAGCCTAGGAGGATAACGTATGGAAAATGAAATTTTAGATGCATTGAAAACGATGGATGCAGCTGACGTTGTTTCTTCTAAATTAGCGTCTTGCTATATCGTAGAGAACGGTAATAGATATTTACTGTTTCAAGCTAAAAAACTTAGCGCAAAAATTAAAAAGAATAAAGAAAAAGTGGCAATCTTGGGCCGTATTGGTGCGGGTAATAAGTCTACCTCCGTAGAATACAGCGGTAGCTTAACAATTTATCACAATACAGCTTTATTCGATAAGATGGTTGAAAAATACTTGAAAACCGGTGTGGATACATACTTTGATATGCAAGTAGTTAACAACGATCCAACATCTAAAGCAGGTCGCCGTTCTGTAATTCTAAAAGGTGTGAACCTTGATGAATTAACAGCAGCAGAGTTCGACGCTGAAGGCAAATACATCGAACAAGAACACAACTTTACTTATGAAGGTGTTAAATACGTTCAACACTTTAACGAATTAGACGGGATGCAAGCCTAGTGCTTGCTCCCTTTTTTTAGGAGGTTTTTACAATGGCTGAAAATTTGAGCGCATTCCTTAAGCAAAACGTTGATGTAGTCAATGAGACTGAATACGTAGCATCTAAACGAATCAAAGTGAATGGCGAGCCAGTAGCGTGGAAAATTAAAACATTGGCTACTGACGAAACAGAAAAGATGCGTAAGAAATACACTAAACGCATTACTGACCGCATCACTCGTCAATCTGAAGAACGCTTTGATGCGACTGCATACAACGAAGATGTGCTATCTAAGGCAATCACTTACCCTAATCTTTATGATGCGGAACTTCAAGATAGCTGGGGCGTAACTGAACCGGTTGAGCTCGTAAAAGCAATGCTCACACCAGGTGAATACGCTGACCTTTTGGCAGCAGTAACAGAAGCCCAAGGCTATGACGTAGGCATGGAAGATAAGGTAAAAGAAGTAAAAAACTCCTAGAATCCAATGAAACAGAAACGATGTTCGCATATTTGGCATTTGTTAAATACCATATGCGACCTTCTGTTTTTGCGGATATGGACATGAATGAAAAGGCTGTAGTAATTGCCTTTATTCAGCAACATGCTAAAGATGAGCAAGATGAAATGAATAAGGCAAAAAGGGGGTAATGAATGGCTACACTTTCTAACTATATAAGCCTATCAACTAATATTCCTAATGCTATGAACGCAGCCGCAAACGCAACAACTAAAGCCTATCAATCCATGAACACGCTACATAATAAGATGGATGGTGTATCGAGTGCTAGCGAAACACTAAAAGCTAGCATGGGCGGTATCATGAACAGCTTTGCCGGTAACCTGTTGGCTAATACAGTAATGAATGGGATTGGCGCTATAAAAGGCGCTATTGAATCGATTCAAGATACTGCTACAGAATGGGCGCAGGTACAAGCTCGCCTTAAATTGGTAGCCGGTAGCCAGGAAAACGCTATTTACCTAAATAAGCAGATATTTGAATCCGCACAGCGTGCAAGAGGCGGGTATTTGGAAATGGCAGACGCTGTAATCCAAGTATCTCAATCCGCGCATGATGCGTTCCCGGACCCAAGAAAAGCCGTAGAATTCATGGAAGGTATCCAGAAGGTATTCGCTATTGGTGGTGCATCGAAAGAAGCACAAAAGAACGCCATGCTTCAGTTAACGCAAGGTCTAGCATCTGGTCAATTACAAGGTGATGAATTCAGGTCTATTGCTGAAAACGCACCTATGATTGAAAACATCATTGCTAAATCTATGGGCGTATCCCGTGGCGAACTTAAGAAGCTAGCCTCCGAAGGCAAGATTACTGCTGAAGTAATTAAAAACGCTATTATGAATAACTTGCCTGAGATTGAAAAGCAGTTTGAATCGCTTCCTAAAACTTGGGGTGATCATATGCAGTCGATTAAGAATAAAGCTATTCGGGCGTTCGAGCCTGTGTTCCAGCGAATATCCGACCTTGCTAATAGTGAGGGTATCCGTGAGTTAGTGGACAACGTAACGGGAGCCATCCAAATGGTAGCACCGGTATTCTATTGGCTTGTAGGTGTTATCGGTGAAACGATTAATACTGCAGTATGGGCGTTTAACACGTTATCTAACTTTGTTAGACAGCACTCGTCCATCATGTATACAGCAATGATAATACTGGGTGGTGTAATGTCGTTTTATGCAATCCAGGCCGGTATAGCTGCCGGAAGAACGATTATTGCTGCCGGAGCTATGGCAATCAAAGCTGTAGCCGATTGGGCGGAAACTGCTGCTCTGTTAGCAATGATTGTAGCTCAAGAAGGCTTGAACGCTGCATTGTACGCGTGCCCATTAACTTGGATAATCGGTTTGATTGTTGCAGTTATAGTGATAATCTACTTAGCGGTAGAAGCTATTAACTACTTCTGTGATGCGAATATTAGCGTGCTAGGAATCGTAGTTGGTGCTTTTTGGGCGTTCGGTTCTGCTATTTTCAATGTGTTTGCTTTGGGATGGAACATCATCGCAGCATTTGTTAATTTCTTGGCCAACGTATTTAAAGACCCATTACATGCAGTCGCTAACTTGTTTATCGATATATGGAATGGTATTTGGCAATTCGTAAAAGCTCGTATTAACGACATCATAGATGCGATTAATAAAATCCCAGGCGTAAATATCGATAAGGTAGGCGGGTCTACTGGCGTAATAGAACGATTTGAGATTGCCGGCGGTGAAACTACTGTCATGGGCAAGATGGATTATTCTAGCGTTACAGGAGCTTTCGGCGAAGGCTATAACCTTGGGGCTAACCTTAGCCTTGGTGATTTGATGCCTAGCATGCCTGGTGTTAAAACTCCTCAAGAGTTTGACGCTAGCAAAATTACTCCAGGTGCTGATCATGATGCGGCCGATAAGACTAAGAAAAATACAGGTAAGACTGCCAAGAACACAGGCAAGATTGCCAAGTCTATCGACATGACAAATGAGGAAATCAAGGCACTCCGTGAAAGCGCTATCGATAAATCGTTGAAGAAATGGCAAGATGCCAATGTGATTCACATTCAAATGAATAACGATGTAGAAATCAACAACGGCACTGACTTAGACGGCTTTACAAGTCAAATCTCGAAAGGCTTGAAAGACGCGTTCGCAATTCAAAGGGAGGGAATCTAAATGTATTACTTCTATATGGGGACTATGCAGATACCGATTCCCCCTAAAGAATTAACCACTACTATCAATGGCAAGAACGAAACAATGGAACTATTGGGGAAAGGCGAAGTTAACGTTATTAAGCCTGCAGGGCTTACAGACCTTGCTTTCAAATTCTTATTGCCTAACTCCGATTATCCATTTAATGAGTCCTTGCTCTTTAAGTCTAAGAAGGCTAAGTACTATATCGATGAACTAGAAAAGCTTAAGACCACAAAGACGATCTTCCAATTTATCGTAGTTCGAATGAAACCAGGCGGACAAATGCTAGCCATGACTAACATGAAGTGTACGCTTGAAAACTACGTCATAGAAGAAGATGCAGATAACGGCTTTGACTCGTATGCTAACGTTACCTTGAAACAGTGGAAGCCTTGGGGCGCTAAACGGATTGAAGTGAAGACTGATAAGGACGGTACTGCGAAAGGTAGCGTTAAATCGGACAGACCGACGGACGGTAAGGTGGCCGCATCAACGGCCAAAGTCTCCAAAGGGCAGACTTTACAGCAAATTGTTAAGAAGCAACTCGGCAATACAGATAACCTGTTCCAAATTGCAGCACTTAACAAAATCGCTGTTCCTGCTATCTTGGGGGTTGGCCAAATCGTCCAGCTTAAACGAGAGGGTAATAACGAATGGCTATAGATGAAAAGAAAACGGTCGAAAAATCTCAAATCAACGGCACTATCATTCCGTTACCCATGCCTACGCAACTACACTATGAGCTAACCATCAGAAACAAAAGCACTGGTGATTTATGGCTCATAGAACCTGAAGACGGCGTACAAATTACGAGAGCAGTTGACTGTGTTCCAAGTAAGATGACATTCAAAGTACCTAAAGACCCTAACCTAAGTTTTGAAGAAGGCGACACAGTTAAGTTCACCTTAAACGGAGGGGCGGTGTTCTTTGGGTATGTCTTTGAGAAACAGCGTGACGGCAAGAATTCTATATCAGTTACTTGCTATGATCAAATACGCTATCTCAAGAACAAAGACTGCTATGTTATCGGAGCTATGACGGCGACAGAGTTCATCAAAATGGTAGCCGATGACTTTGGTTTGAAATGTGGTTATATGGACGATACCGTATGGAAAACTCCGGAGAAACCGCAAACCATATTCAAAGATAAGTCACTGCAAGAAATGATATGCCAATTACTTGATAAAACGGCCATATACACACCTAATCATGCGTTCTATCATTTGTACGATGATGCGGGTGAGTTACGGCTAGCATCGTTTGAAACTATGAAAACAGATATTTACATTGATGATGAGTGTATGGAAGATGTGCAATACACGACTTCCATAGACAAGGAAACATACAACTATGTAAAAATCGTCCGCACAGTCCCAAATGGTGCATCAAGTAAATTGGAGAACACATTCATCGCCAAGGACGACAAGAACATCGAGAAATGGGGCAGATTACAATACCTGCTCATTCCTAAGGAAAAGGACATCAACGCAGTGGCGCAGGCCAAGGCAATCATGGCTCACAAAAACAAGAAAAGCCGTGAGATTAAGTTGAAAAACGTCATTGGCGATGCGCGTGTGCGTGGTGGCTCGTTGGTGTACATCAATCGAAACTTTGGCGATATGATTGTTAATAATTACATGATGGTAACATCTGTTACTCATACGTTTAAAACAGGATTTCACGGAATGGATTTAGATTTACGATACGTTGATAATGACGCAGCTTATGAAGTTGCGAAAGACGAAGATGCCGAAGCGGTTAAGAAGATTGAAGCTGCTAAAAAGACCAAAAACTCCGCAGTCGCTACTGGCGCAGGTGGTACAGCTGGTCAAGTTGATACAGCATTCAGTTCTAACGACGGCCGAGTATCTCAATATGGTAGCCAAGGCTGTGCTGACACAGTATGCGCTACTGGGTCTTGGTACAATTCTGATTTGAAAGATGAGTACAACAAAGGCACGGCAAGGGTTGATACACTTCGTCAAAATCTCGAGGCTAAAGGTTATACAACGGAACAATTCAACGGATACGCTAATAAAGGCGACTTGTTGATTTATGGTGATGATGAGCACGTTGTTATTGCCGATGGTGCGGGCGGGTGCTTCGGTAACTCTTCGAGCCGAGGTTATGCTATGAAGTATGGCAACGCAAATTATGCATGGCATAATGACGAGGCGCCATCTAAGATTATTCGAATGGGGGCTAAATAATGGATAGCGAGTACATGAAAATCGTTAATACGATTAAAGAAATAGCGAGCACCGTAATATTGAACGGCGAACCTATGGAAGTAATCGTCGGCGAAGTTGTCAGTGTATCTCCGCTTGCTATTAAGATTGACCCTAAGTTAACCGTACCTGAAGAGAATATTATTCTTACCAAAAACACCTGCGAATGGACTATGGAGATGAGCGTTGATCATGTTACAGAAAACCGAGCAGGTGGTGGCGGTATGGCTGAATTTGCAAGCCATAACCATGACTACGTAGGTCGTAAGAAGTATCTCGTTCATAACCAATTAGTAATGGGCGATAAGGTCATTATGCTGAAGGAAACCGGCGGACAGCGTTACATAGCATTAGACCGCTGGTATAACCCAAATAGGGGGTGCACGACTAAGTAATGGCAGATAATTTACTATTACCAAAACAAAGTAACGACGCCCTTATTCCTGATACCGTGAATTATATTGAACCATCGCATACGTATGATGTTGATTTTAGAACGGATAGCCAAATTAGAGGTTATGCAGATAAGTTGCGAGCTATGGAGCAAGCGATTTATAAAATCATTAATACGGAGCGATACCAATATATTATTTACAGTTGGAATTATGGCATCGAACTACAGGACTTATTCGGTCAGCCAATTCCGTATGTGTACGCTGAGTTACAGCGTCGTATAGAAGAGGCTTTACTGAATGATGACAGAATAACTAAAGTATACAACTTTGATTTTAGCCACGAAGGTGGTGACGTCATGGTTGAGTTTGATGTAGATACCATTTATGGTACGCTACAAAAAATCAAGAAAGGGGTGAAAGGTATTGTATGAGCATATGACGGCCAATCGAATTGAAAAACGAATGCTCGATAGAGTTAAAGATGAATTCGATCGGCGCGAAGGTAGTGTTATATACGATGCTACAGCTCCAGCAAGTGTAGAGTTTGCAGAACTCTACATCCTAGCAGATGTTATCTTGAAACAAGCGTTTGCAACTACTGCAGACCGTGAATTCTTGATACTTCGTGCAGCAGAGTTTAATATTTACCCGGAACCTGCCACGCAAGGCGAATTTGAAGCCCAGTTCAATATGGAAGTACCGATTGGCTCTCGATTTAATTACAACGAATATAACTTTGTTGTAACAGAGGTAATCGACGATACAGAACATAAGTACAAGCTCAAATGTGAACAGTACGGACGCACTCCTAATGCGACTACCGGTGATATTACACCAATTCAGGGTATTAACGGTCTTACCTCTGCTAAGATATTGAAGAATATCACGCCAGGCGAAGATGAAGAAGACACAGAAGTATTCCGAAAACGGTACTTTGATGCTTTGAAATCAAAAGCATATGGCGGTAATGGTGCGGATTACAAGGAAAAGGTATTAGCTATCCCTGGCGTTGGCGGTGTTAAAGTATACCGCTGTTGGAATGGTGGTGGCACGGTTAAACTAGTCGTATTAAATAGCGATTACAAGCCTGCTGCGGACGAGCTTATTAAGGAAGTAGAGAACGTCATAGACCCAGCCCCTAAAGGCAAAGGATACGGGCTCGCTCCTATCGGCCACACCGTAACAATCGAAAAGGCTGACCCGGTAACGATCAACTACCGAATTGAAGTCACTATGATGAGCGGGCACAACGTCAATGAAATTCAAACGCTCGCAGAGAACGCTATCAAGCAACGATTACTTCTACGTGCAAAGGAATGGTGTAATCAAGACGAGAAGGAGCATGTTATTCTTCGGACTAGTCTTGTAACGGCTTTAATGGTTGAGCTTCCTAATGTTCTTGACGTTGGCAGGATTACTATAAACGGTGCTTCTGTTTCAAAACTCGAATTGAAGGATAATCAAATCCCAGTAGTAGGGACGATTACTTTGGTGGCAGTATGATTACAGACTTTGGGATTTTTAAAAGGGATATTGATATCTCACAATTCGCCGTTCCGTTAACTCGAGATTCTCGAGATATCCAGGAAGTCTATCGAGTAGAATCTGCAGAACTACAACTGCTATGGGATATCATGCTAGATATCTTTAAAGAAGAATACATCTATACTGCCGCAGATTACGGGCTTGAAGCATGGGAACAAATATTAGGCATCAATCCTCCGGATTTGACAGACACAGAAGGGCGTAGAAGCGAAATACTATCGGTATTAATCGGTCAGCGTCCTTTTACTATGCCAAAGGTACAGGAAATGCTTAACTTCAAGTTTGGTAATCATGTAGTAACGCACTCTGTTAACTCCGATAGATATGAGTACTGGTTAGCCGTAGTAGATGGCTTTGAGACACAGCTCAACAATATCATTGATTACGTTGAGCCGTTAATACCTAAAAACTTAATCATCAAGACAAAAAGTACTACAAACATTAACGGCGAAATATATGTAAGCGCTATATCTGATGTATACGAGTCCTTCCATGTCGGAGCGGCATTAGATAAGTTTGATTTCAAAGTAGGCTCTGACATTAACATAGGCATGAGCTTCGACGTATTAGAAACAATTAAAGTATAAGGAGAACACATGGCTTCTATTTATCCAAATACACGATTAACCAATTATGGCCGAGAGTTAATCGCAAGATCGCAAGCAACCGGCAAGAAGTTGCAATACATTAAGCTAGTTACGGGTGACGGTCAGCTCGATATTCAAAATATCGATACTATGACTTCCGTGCTAGCCCCAAAATTAGAGTGCCCGTTCACTTCGGGCGGTGAATTCGTAGGCGATGGCCAATTTAGAATTGAGTTTGCCGTTAGCAATAGCACGGTAACTAGTGGATTCTTCGCTAGGGAGTTAGGCGTGTATGCTAACCTTGAGGGCGAATCTGATTCTGCGGCTAGACTAATCGCATATAGTAACGGCGGTAACTACGCATCCTATATTCCGTCTAAGGAGACACCGATTAATTCTAAAGTATTTTCTTTAGATGTAGTAATCGGTAATTCTACGAACGTAACTGTTAAGAAGATTGATGCGGCATATCTAACAAGAGGGGCGCTAGATTCCCATAATCGTGATACAAGTGCGCACACCAATATCACAGACCAAATTAAGGCGATTCTCGGAAGTGCGAACTGGAACGACTCCCCGGCAAGTACACTTGTTACAATCAAAAACTTATTAGGGCAAGGCGCAATCGTAGCGTCTAAACTCGACGCTAATGCGGGGTTTGTTAAATTCGCTAACGGATTTACTATCCAGTGGGGGTTTGGTGGACAAGATAATGTTGTAAAATCGGAAGTCATATTCCCTATTAGATTTACTACGATGTTTATGGCTAATGCTATTGATGCATACTGGTCTGGTTCTGATACACCTAGATACTTTGCAAATTCTGCTGGTGAAAGCAACAATACAAAAGCAGTATTTGTAGCAAGCGATAGATATGCAGCATCGTATTACTGGTTTGCATTAGGTATGGCATAAAAGAAGGAGAAAACACATGAACCAATATGTATTCGTATTAAACGAAATGGGTGAGCGAATTACGTCCTATGTTGATAATACAGTAACGCAAGAGCAGTTATTGGCAACCGCAAAACAAGCCTGGCCAGATGCAGCGGATTATATTTACTCTGCAGACGGCGATAGTATGCTAGATGAATTTATGAAAGGTAAATTCTATGTAGACGGCAAGTTTGTCGAACCTGCTCCGTATGTTCCTACCAAGGAAGATAAGATTAGTGCGATTAAATCTGAATACGAGCCGCGCTTCAAATCCTTAGAAGAGGCTCAGCGCAGATTGTTATTAATGGGAAAACCTACTGGGGCCATTAGTGCACAATATATCAAATTAAATACCGAAATGGTAACACGTATTAAGGAGGTACAATAATATGCCTAAATATATCGGAGAAAGTAAAGTACCTGTTATGGAATTTTGTGAGTACTGCTGGGAAGTGCTTAACGAAGACGGAACATGCCCAACAGAGGGCTGTGTCCATAATGATTTAATGGACGAGGTACACGAAGATGAAACTACCAGTCCTACACAACTTTAATGCAATTAAAGGGGAAGTGATTTCTCTTAGCATTGGTTATAACAATGTTGTTGCAAGTGAAAGTTTGTTCGCCTGTGTTCGTAAATATTCTCCGGACGAAGAATATAAAGCTAAGTTCGATATTGACGTGTCTACCGACGAGCTAGAAAACGATGAAGCATCTAAAATCACTCTTTCGTTAGATACAAATGCCCTAGCAGTCGGTAAATACCAATGGGACTTATTTATTTGGAATGGCGACCACCCTATCAAATGTCTAGTTAAAGGACAAATTACTATAGTCGAAGGCGTTAGCAATAGGGGGAAATGATGGACGAACTACACATTCACGAAGATAACGAAACGATCAAAGTTAAAGATAATACTCAAATCGTTAAACTACAAGGACCAAAGGGTGACCCAGGAGAGCAAGGGCCTCCTGGGCCTCCTGGCGAACCTGGTCGAAATGGTATTGACGGATTAAACGGTGAGCGAGGGCTGCAAGGTCCTCCTGGACCGCCTGGTGCTCCTGGTAAAGATGGCCTTAATGGCGACCCAGGTCCTAAAGGTGAACCAGGTAAAGACGGAAAGCCTTTTACTTATGACATGTTCACGTCAGAGCAATTAGAAAATTTAAAAGGCCCTAGGGGTGAACAAGGGCCACCAGGACCGCCTGGCACTGGTGCTAATGTAGATTTATCAGCCTATACAACTAAACAAGATGCCGATAATCTGTATCTCAAAAAAGTTGATATAAGAAACTACCTTACAATGCTAGGAGACCCTAAGTATGCACTTAAAGAAGAGCTAAACGATTATTTATCTAAAACAGATGCGACAAATAATTACGCTCAAAAGGGTTGGGCTACTCAAACATTCGCCTATAAGAATGATTTAGGTACGTTCATTAAGAAAAACGAGATTGCTCAATATGCGTTAACACCTGGCGATGCTTCTACTCGTTACGTTAATAAACTAGAGGGGCAGTCCTTCGCTCAAAAATCTGAATTAAGTGATTATGTGAAGAAAACGGAAATTAATCAGTATACATCAAGTACACAAGGGCCACCAGGCCCTAAAGGTGAGCCGTTTAAATATTCCGACTTCACGCAAGACCAACTTAATGCACTTAAAGGGCCAAAGGGTGATAAAGGTGAGCCGTTCAAATATTCTGATTTTACGGCGGAACAATTACTCGCTTTAAGAGGGCCTAAGGGCGACCCTGGAAGCGGTGGCGGACAAGTAACTTCACAACCAATCGAGATATATGAAGTCGTATGGGGTAATGCTATAGCTAGTAATCCTGGTGCGGATAGAGGATATTTAGCGTTCGACCCCTTAACTGGCTGGGGGTACTTGCATTTTGATTTTAAAATGACTGCCCCTTCCGGTAATGGCAACGTGGTCGCATCGCTTCCACCGAATTCGCCAGTTTCTGTACGACTAATAGAAAAAAGCGTTAATGTAAATAACAATAGTGTTTATGTTGAGCGAAACAGCCGTATGATTAAGGCTTGGGGTGTACCGGCGAACACTCGTTATATTATTGATATTATAGGATTTTGGAGAAAGGTGTAATAGATGTGGACTTGGCAGTTTGAGTTGAACGACATCTTAACAACACTCACAATAGTGGGTGTTGTTGCAGGTGCAGGATATAGATTGTTGATTATTCCGTTGTTACAACAATTAGACTCACAACGGATGCAAGATAATCTTATCTTTCAAGAAAAATGGGGTGTATTAACTGATACGCTAAAAGATTTGAAAGATGAAATTAAATTATCACGTGCAGAGAGAATTAAAGCAGAAAGCAAGCAAGTATTACTATCTGCAAAGGTTGAAGCCTTAGAAGTGCGTGTTGAGGATATTAAGGATGAACTTCATGAACATACCTCAAAAGCTCATTAATTCAATTAAACAATCTTATAAATCTGTAAGGGTGGCCAACTTCCACCCTACAGGTATATTCGCAACAAGGGCGCTAGTATTTATTATGCTAGTGCCTATTTTATTAGTGGTCACTCAATATGTTATGTCCTTTATTAGTGGGTACGTGTCAGACGAAGCGAATAAGCTGATTAATGTAGGCATTACTATTATTGACCACATATTCATACCTAGTGTATTAACGGCCATTGTGGGCTTCTTAGGGCTTTTTTTGGACCGAAATAACAATGGGATTCCTGATAGATTAGAAGAGGAGGATAAACGATGAAAGTATTTATTAATCCTGGCCACGACATTAACTTAGATAGTGGCGCAGTTAATCCTGTATATGGAACACGCGAATGTGATGTGGCACGTGATGCGGGCAAGATGTTAGCGTGTTACTTGGAAACAGCTGGATGCGATGTGCGCACTCTACAAGATGACGATTTAGGGCTTGTATGTTCCGAATCTAATTCTTGGGGCGCAGATATCTTCGTATCTCTCCACTGTAACGCGTTTAATACAGAAGCTCGAGGTACGGAGACTTTGTATAAGTCTTTTAACGGGCAACGCTTAGCAGGTGATATTCAAAGCCAAATCATCCGCAGCATTAATACAGTTGACCGGGGCGTTAAGAAACGCGACGACCTTTGGGTACTAAATGGCACGGATGCAACTGCAGTATTAGTTGAAATGGCATTCATTGATAACGAAGAAGATCACGCTATGCTGACTAATGATTTAGATACTATCGTTCGTGCCATCGCTAGGGGGATTACTGACTACGCAGGAGGGGTATAATGTATGACAAAATCAAAGTTTTACTTAATAGCCTTAGTTACCGCTATATTATTATCGGTGGTATTGTGCTCCTCTCCGTCTTTTGCTGCTGGTACATCTTCTACCAGCCAAACGGAAGCAACAATCACGATTCCCTTAACACAGTGGAACGAATTGAAAAGCAACAACGAGAAAGCCTTGAGCTTAATAGAGACATCCAGTCTGCCATTGACCGAAGCTCAAAGCTTAGTCATGAAGCAAAGGGAAGAATTGAACGAAGCACACAATACAATCTCGACATTGGAAACCGAATTGATGAAAGCCAAAATGCTATCCATGAAGCAAGAAGTTACCTTGTCCGAAATGCAGAACTCATTGACCGAATTGAAAGGGCAAATCAACAACGACAAACGAACTATCAAGCGACTACGGACGCAACGCAACCTATCTCAGATGGTGGGAGCGGGAGCAATAATCGGAGTAGTGATTCATCGGTAAAGAGGTGATCCAAATATCTCCCTAGCCTTGCGAGGGTGGACGTAAGGCAAGCCCCAGGTACTATTTACCTGGGGCTTTTTTTATTTGACATCA